GATGTAAAATACATTGAGGAAAGCAATAAAGACGGTGGTAAGGATTATTACATTGAAGGAGTATTTCTTCAAAGTGAAGTACAGAACCGCAATGGTCGAGTATATCCTACCCCAACTTTAATCAAAGAGTGCCGTCGATATATTCGTGAATATGTCGATAAAGGTCGTGCATTGGGTGAATTAAACCATCCAACTGGTCCAACGGTAAATCTTGATCGTGTATCACACATGGTCAAATCACTCAATGAATCTGGTAGAGATATCATTGGTCGTGCAAAGGTTCTTAAAACTCCAATGGGTGATATTGTTAAAAACCTTATTGCCGAAGGAGCTAAACTTGGTGTATCTAGTCGTGGTATGGGTTCGCTCAAATCACGTGGTGGATATCAAGAAGTTCAAGAAGATTTCATGTTAGCAGCCATTGATATCGTTGCTGATCCTTCTGCCCCAAATGCTTTTGTAAACGGAATCATGGAAGGTAAAGAATGGGTTTGGGAAAACGGTATTCTTCAACCACAAGTTATTGAGTCCTATCATCAGACAATCAAGAAAAGTTCAAGCCGAAATCTTGAAAAGAATATGATTAACGTATTTAAGAAATTCTTAAAAAGTATATGAGATATTCAACTTTAAAACTTTTATCTTATATTTCTGAAGCATCTGGCTTTGGTGGTTCGTCCACACCTGCTGGTCCATCATCAGTCTCAGAATTATTCAAAAAGAAGCCAGTTACCCCAAAGTCTGGTTCGGCTACATCAAAAGGAAAGAAGAGAATTTATCCAGGTGTAGACCCGAATGTAATGGGAAAGAATAATAAAGTAGGACAAGAAGCAGCAGAAGCTGGACAATTGACTATAGATGCAACATTAAATATGGGTAAAGGACTTCCTGGTGCAGGGTCAGCAAGAATTGCAGCAAATACTCTTGAACTTGCTGCGGATCGTGCTATGGGTCTGGTTGATTTAGCAGTAGCTAATAGAAACGCTCAACAAGAGGGTGTTAGAAGTATGTCAAACGTTAGTAATTTTTATAAAAATCTTGGTCAAGCAACTATTCCTCTGGCCCCAAAAGCTTCAATAGCACAAACTATTGCCGACTATTTTAAACCAACAAAGAAATAATCATAAAGTATTGAAAAATACTGAACTCACACAATTAACTAAATAATAAGGTATAAAGGATCAACATGAGCAAACAATCAAATAACGACTATTTAATGAGCATTATCAAGGAAAACGTAGGCGCACAACAAGACTTTACCTATGATGCAAATGGTAAAGGTGGCTATGCCTCCAATGGTGCTACTAGTTTTATCGCACAACCTGTTGCCCCAATGGGGATTGCACAGATGAATCAGGCTACCTTGAATTCAAAGGCAGCTGTTGATAATGATCAATACGCAACAGACGAAGAAGACGAAGAAGAGATGCAAGAGGCTATTGATTTTGAGAATAGCCTCCGTTCACTTTTGGCCGAAGTCAATGTATCTGAAAACTTCTTCATCCAAGCCAAGACAATTTTTGAGTCAGCAGTTGACCAAAAATTAAAGGCTATTGCTAACGAGATTGCACCAGCTCTTCAAGAAAACTTTGAAACTAAGCTTGGTGAAATCACCGTCAACCTTACCGAAAAAATTGATGACTATCTAGATTACGTAGTCGAAGAGTGGATGCAAGACAACCAATTAGCCGTTGAAGGTGGTATCAAATCTACCTTGGCTGAGAACTTCATCTTGGGTCTCAAGAAACTCTTCGAAATGCATTATGTTGATGTTCCTGCCGAGAAGTACAACGTCATTGATGGTCTCTATGAGCAGACCTCAAACCTTCAAGGCGACCTCAACCATGTTCTGAATGAGAACATTGCCCTCAAGAAACAACTTCTTATCTCTGAATGCGCTGGTATCTTTGTAAATGAAACCAAGGATCTTGCTGACACTCAGATTGAAAAGCTTGCTTCACTCATTGAAAATATTGAGTTTAGCACCCTAGAAGAATACAAAACTAAACTCTCCACTCTCAAGGAACACTACCTTGGAAGTAGAGTTGTTATTCCAGAACAGTATGTTCCGGAAATGACATTTAGCAAGGCTGCAAGTGTACCAACCACTCTAATCGAGAATTACACTCACACCTTAGATCGTTTGTCTAAGAAACTTTAAATTTACTAAATAATTTTAATCCACAGGAGATACTAATAAAATGAGTTACCGAGATGAAACCCCGTATGATATTTTAACTGAAAAATGGAATCCCGTGCTTAAGCACGAGGCACTTCCTTCAATTGGCAATGAATGGAAAACCAAAGTTACCGCAGTTCTACTTGAGAATCAAGAGCAGAACATGCGCGACCAATATCTAACTGAAGCCGGTATGGCAACAGGATCTGATATTGGTGGTGTAGTCGCTGGTACCGCCCAAGGTGGTGTCCGTGGTTACGATCCGATTCTTATCAGTCTTGTTCGTCGTGCTATGCCGAATTTGATGGCATATGACATTTGCGGCGTACAACCAATGACTGCCCCAACTGGACTCATCTTTGCGATGCGTGCCAAGTACGGCGATAGTTCTGCTACAGGCGTTGGCAATGAAGCCCAATTCCAGGAACCAGATCCTCGTTTCTCTGGTATTTCTGGCCCTTCAGCTGGTTTCACCTCAGCCGGTGGTACATCTGCATCTAACATTGGTGTAAATCCATACGGAACCACCTCTGGTATTGCATATCCTAACGCTGGTAACTTCCAAGCTGCCAAAGATCAGAAAAACTTTGACTCAATGAGAGCAATGTTAACTGCATCAGGCGAAAACCTGGATTATGCTGGAACTACAACCAACGTCATGAATAAGATGTCCTTTACGATTGACCGTGTTGCTGTCGCAGCCGGTAGCCGTGCACTGAGTGCAGGGTACACAGTCGAATTGGCACAAGATCTTAAGGCTGTTCACGGTCTTGACGCTGAAGCCGAACTCGCAAATCTTCTTAGCACTGAAATTCTTGCTGAAATTAATCGCGAAATCGTCCGTTCCATCTACTGGGTTGCTAAGACTGGTTCACAGCAAACTGATATTACTGCTGCTGGTACCTACAATCTGGATCTAGATTCAGATGGTCGTTGGTCTGCTGAACGTTTCCGTGGTCTGGTCTTCCAGATTGAACGTGAATGCAATGCCATCTCCAAGGAAACCCGTCGTGGTAAGGGTAACTTCGTCATCGTATCTTCCGATGTCGCCAGTGCACTCGCCATGTCAGGCTTCTTGAATCTCTCACCAGCCATTAATACCCAACTCGCAGTTGATGATACCGGCAGCACTTTTGCTGGTCTACTTAACGGCAAGCTGAAAGTTTACATTGATCCGTATTCACTGCTTGGCGTAAACTTCTTCTGCGTTGGTTATAAGGGTGAGTCTCCGTATGATGCAGGTGTATTCTACTGCCCATACGTTCCACTCCAAATGATGAGAGCTATTGATCCTGGTACTTTCCAACCTCGTATCGCGTTTAAGACACGTTACGGTATGGTTGCTAACCCATACGTTCTCAAGTCAGATGGTACTCCATATGGTTCAGATTTCTCTAACCAATCTGGTGCTAATCAGTACTACCGTCTCACCCGCGTCAATGGTCTGCATGGTAACACCTACGGTAGTTAATACGTAGGATAGAGTTTATAAACAAAAACCCTCGGGCTAAACACCCGAGGGTTTTTCATTGGTTTATATGTTTTTAAAAATTAATCAAAATCGTAATATGAATAGGCAAATGTAACTCTTGCTTTTATTGGTGTACTATCACCAAGATCAGATCTGAAAGTAAGTGCACTTAATGCAGTTGGAATTACATAATAAAATACTGCAGTTTTGTTGATTGGATAATAATTAGACCCAAGAACTTGTAGATATGCAGTTGTTGCCCATGTCCTATACATTTCATTGTCTGTATCGTTAGAAATATTACCGATAGATGACATCCAATCATATATGCTTTTCCAGTTTTCGATGTTTTCATCTACTATGAATTCAAGAACAAGTGATTCAAATGTAAATGTATTTGTAGCAACTGGAATTTGAACACCAAGAGTAGTGGGTTGTTGGCTTACACTTAATTGAATACCGGGTAAAGAAATAGTTTGACCAAACAATTCAAGTTTACTATCTCCTCTGTCTATAATAAATTTGTAACAATTTGATAATAACGGATTGATGTTTGTCATGTTAGATAGTCTTCTGGATTATCAGACCAACTCTGTGGATCTGATGCTTCGTTGTC